GTCAAGAACCTCACTCGGATTGTTCAACTGGCCCAGGCCAGTGGCCCGGATGCCGTCAACGGACTGAAGTCTGCTGTGTTGGACTATGCCTACACCAAGGCCGGTGGCATGGCAGACCGATTCAGCATCTCGGCCTACAACAGCGCCCTGTTTGAGCCCCTGGCAAGAAACCAGCCGTCCATTGTCAATCTACTGCGCTCCAGCGGGGCCATGACGGCCAGTGAGATGCAGAACTTGAAGCGTCTGATTGATCCGATGGTCCGTGTTGAAACGGCCTTGAAGAACGGCATCCCCATGGAGAATCTCATCCAGGGGGCAGATGCCGTGACGGACTTGGCACTTCGTAGCGTGGGCTCGACCATTGGCCAGGCGGCCGGGGGTTCCAACAACCTGATTGCCATGTCTGCGGGCTCCAAAGCTGTGCGTCAAATCTTCGACGCGCTGCCCAATGCAAGCGTGCGCCAAGTTCTGGAGAAAGCGTCCAAGGACCCCGAGATGATGGCTCTGCTCCTGGAGAAGGGCAAGACCTCCAAGCAGCAGGTCAGCATTTACAACCGGCTTTTGGACAAGCTCGGGGAAATGGGTTTTGCCGTGGGCCGAAGCGCTGTAACGCCTGCTCTAAACTATGTCTCGCCTGAAGAGCCCCGTCCACAGCAGCTGCAGCAGAGTCCTCAACCTGCCGTGACTCCTCAGGGGCAAGCAGCGCGCCAACTTCGCATGTTGCCTCCTGCACCAAACACGCGCGGTGTGCCAGGCATGGGCAAGCAGTCAAGCGCTGCTCCGCAGTCTGGTGGTGGTGCACCGACCAGCGACTCACGGGCCATGTTCCAGCAACTGTTCCCGTTTGATTCAATCGGGGCTATGGCATCCCAACAGGGGCAGCAGCCCGCACAACCAGCACAAGGGTAAATCAAGAAGGAAGAACTCCTGCGCACGATCTACAAGCTGCGCAACTTGGAGTAAGTCTCAACCCGCTCCATCCACTGGTCCTTGAATCCCTGAAATTCTCGGCCGGTGGTGGTGAACTCCTGGGTCGTGCCGTCCTGTACGGAGATCAGCACTGCGGCATAGTCGATGTTCGTCCCGTACATCTCGTCGTGGGCAATCGCATAGGCCGCCAATTGGTGGAAATAATCGGTGATGTACTCGTGTTTTTTGGCCCGGATTGACTGCTTGAAGTCGACAATTGCCAGGCGCCCACGGTACTCTGCCACCAGGTCAGTCGTGCCGGCGTAGCGGTCCTTGTAAGACAGGCTCACCTCTGAGCCGTAGATCACGGTGAGCTGCCTGAAGTACGCATCGGCCAGGGTAAAGGCCATTTTGTGTCCTTTCATGGCCTGCCAGTCCGTACCAAACTTCATTGGCTCGCCTGTCAAGATGCATTCCAGCGTTGCATGCATGTTCGTGCCAATGTAGGCCGCCTGGTTCTTGATCCGATCCGCCTCTGCCTGCCCGACGCGCGCCACCCAGGAGTTCAGGAAGTCCTTATCCTTGGTCTTGTCCAGGATGGTTGTCACCGACGGGACATGTACAGAATCCTCGGTTTTGTAGACACGTCCTGACGACGTGTCTACTCTTTCAAGTTTTTTGTACCCGAATTGGTACGACCAGGGGATCAGATGAGCCATTGTTTGAGGTCCTCTCCAAGAACTTGGGTTGCAATGTCAATCTTGTCGCGCAGCGCCTTGACGATCTTTTCGTCCACCGTGCCAGGCGCAATTAGGTCGATGTAGGTGACGTTCTTTGTCTGGCCGATGCGGTGTGCACGGTCCTCGGACTGCAGCCGCTTTTCCAGGTCAAAGCTGTTGCTGTAGTAGACCATTGTGGCCGCCGCTGTGAGCGTCAGGCCGTAACCTCCCGTGCTGGGGTTTCCGACAAAAAAGCGCATCTCGCTGTCAGGCTTCTGAAACTCCTCCAGCACCCGCTTGCGCTCATCGCCATCAGTGTCTCCGTAATACGTGCCAATTGCATTCATGCCGTATTCTTTTGACAGGGCGAGCTTGATCGCTTCGATGTCGTGCCGGTAGTTGGCCCAGATGATGATCTTGCCATCCGTCTCCTCGATCACATTGAGCAACTCTTTGATGCGGTTGTTAGGCAGCTCCATGACAGTGCCGTCGTCCATCTTCACGTGGCCACAGACGATCTGGTGCATGCGCATGATTTGCGTGAGGGCGTTGACCGTGCTTACCAGGCCGCCTTGAATCTGCGCCAGGGCCAGCGTCTTCATCTCGTTGTACGCCTTGGTTTGCTCGTCAGTGAGGTCCACCTCGCGCTTGACGTAGAGCTTGTCGGGCAGGTCCAGGCACTCCTCCTTCTTCACGCGAAACGCGAAGCGGTCGAGCTTTTCCTTGAGCTCGTCCAGGCGCCTATATCCAACGATCTGCTTGAAGCTGTGGGTGTTGAGCTGGCGCTCCACTGTCACAGCGTAACGCGCCTGGAAAACGTAGTAGCTGCTGGTGTTCAGACAGCCATCTGAGAGGAAAGCGCACTGCTGGTATAGGTCCATCGGGCTCTTCGTGACCGGGGAGCCCGTCATGATCCGCCTGAACCGCGCACCACGGCCCACCTTCTCGGTGTTTTTGCTGCGGGTGGACGTGGGCGTCTTGATGGTGGTGCTCTCGTCGATAGCCATCATCGCGTTGTGCACCAGCAAGAACCGCTTGGCGTACGCAGTGCCCTTGGCAGTGCTGAAGGCCTCTATGTTCATCACCAGGATTTTGAGGTCCTCTGTGACGGTGAACAGCTCGTCCATCGCCCGCTGCTCGGCCTTACGTGGGCTGGCGGACCAGATGGCCATGCGGTAGACGACATGCTCGGGTAAATGCTTAGGGATTTCGGTGTCGTACCAGTTACGATACACCCCCTTGGGCGCTACGATCAGCAGCCCATTGATCTTGCCCTTGTCGTAGAGCATGGCCGCGTTGTTGATCAGCATGAAGCTCTTGCCTGTGCCCATATCGGCAAAGAGCGCTGCTACTGGGTCTTCCCAGAAGCGCTGAAGGTAAGCCTGCTGGTGAAGGAAAGGCTTGTTCTTGAAGGGGTAGGTCGATAGGAATTGATCCATGTGTTCTCTCTTTCTTGCAGGGGGTTGCAATGCCCTGAAAAGATAGTGTACACTGGTCGCTCGAATTCAGAAAGGAGAAATTCACGTGCCTAAAGTCTACGTCGTCTCGGAGACTACCCAGCACAACATTGCAAGCGCCCTGGACTACGGCCAGATTGAAACCATTCTGCCGCCCAATGCCCAAATCGCTTTCTCAGTTGTACCTACGGTACGCCGAATCCAGCGCAAGCTGGAAAAATTTACCGATGAGGACTTCTTGCTTCTCATTGGTGACCCCTCTGCAATAGGTATTACCTGTGCAGTAGCAGCCGCGAAAAACAACGGCCGCTTCAAGTGCCTCAAGTGGGACAAGCGTGAGAGACGCTACATCCCCCTGGAGGTTGATCTTTTCAAGAAAGGAGAAATCGATGACTCTTACGACTTTATTTGAAGATGACGCGGGCGCCCTCAAGGTGTCCGATGACCAGGTTTCAGGCATCGCGGGCCTTGCCAAGCGTGCCAAGCTCTTGGAAAAAGAGCTGGAAGACCTGGAGCGCACTGTGGCAGAGAAATCTGACCAGTACCGCAAGCTCACCGAGCAGACCATCCCCGAGGCCATGGCCGAATCAGGGATGAAGAAGTTCGTCATGGAAGATGGCAGCAGCATTGACATCAAGCCGTTCTACGGAGCGAGCATTCCAAAGGCCCGTCAGGCGGAAGCGTACCAATGGCTACGCGACAACGGCTTTGACGACATCATCAAAAACACCGTGAGCGTGCGATTCGGCCGTAACGAGGACGAATTGTGCTCACGCCTCCTCCAGCTTCTGGGCCAGCAAGGCTACCCTGCCGAGCAAACCGAGAAGATCGAGCCCCAGACCCTCAAGGCCTGGGTGAAAGAGCGTATCGAAAAGGGTCAAACCGTCGATACCGAGCTATTTGGCGTATTCATTGGCCAAAAAGCAATCATCAAAACCAAGTAATCAAGGAAACTGAAAAATGGCTAAGAACGAGATCGCAGAACAGAAGACCAACTCTGCATTGGCAATCATGAGCGACCTGGAACAGGACGCTAACGCCGGCTTTGACGGCATGACGCAGGAGGACTACGCACTGCCTTTCCTGCGCCTGCTGACCAGCACCAGCCCTGAGGTAGGGGAAGTGGACGGCGCACTGCCGGGCATGATCCTCAACTCGGTGACGGGTGAGCTCTACGACGGCAAGAAGGGCGTCACGGTCGTCCCGTGCGCCTACGTGCGTCAATACATCGAATGGGCCCCTCGCGGCCAGGGCAGCGGTGCACCCGTGCACATCTACCCGGCAACCAGCGACATCCTGTCGCAGACTCACAAAGAGCCTGGCGACAACAAGGATTACCTGGACAACGGCAACTACATTGAGAACACCGCGAATTACTACGTGATGTTGGTCAATGCAGACGGTGTTCCCGAGCCGGCGCTGATTACCATGAAGTCCACGCAGCTCAAGAAGAGCCGCAAGTGGAACAGCATGATGCAAAGCGTCAAGATGACGGGTAAGAACGGCCTGTTCACCCCTCCGATGTTCAGCCAGATGTACAGCCTGACCACTGTGGCCGAGTCCAACGACAAGGGCAAGTGGTTTGGTTGGGAGATTCAGCGCATTGGTGACGTCTCTAGTGCGGACATCTATATCGCTGCCAAGTCATTTGCACAGTCGGTCGGTGCGGGTGATGTCAAAGTAAAACACGAAAGCGAGGCTGGTGCTCCCGGCAACGGACCCGCTCCCTTCTGATTTTCGGGGCCGAAAGTGCGAGGCGAACTGATAGTTGAGTCACTCCAGGTAGCTCCTGGGAGGCGATACACGGGCGCCCCGTCTTGCATGAGTAGGCCCCACCTTCATTAGAAAGAAGAAATGACCGACATCACCAGGTTCAAAGCGATCTTTTCCGGCCTGGACATCGCCTATGGAACATACAAAATCGAATCCTCACGAGGGGACGGAAAGCAGGCAGGTAAGGCCGTCGTGGTGCGCAAGCCACCGACTGACGACCTGTGGGTCAAACACCTGGAAGGTGCTGAGCCGAGTCTGGGAATTATCCCGATCCGGGCGGATAACACCTGCATCTGGGGCTGTATTGACATTGACCAGTATCCACTGGACCACACGGGCCTCATAAAGAAAGTGCGCAGCCTTGAGCTGCCAATGGTCGTGTGTCGCAGCAAGTCAGGTGGCGCGCACGTCTTCCTGTTTGTCAAAGAACCCATCCCCGCCGCTGAAATGCAGCGGTTTCTCAAGGCCGGTGCAGCCCTCCTGGGCGAAGCCGGCCGAGAGATATTTCCCAAGCAAGCTGAAATCCTGGTTGACCGTGGCGACACGGGCAACTTCCTCAATCTGCCGTACTTCGGTGGTGACCAGACAATGCGCTATGCCATCAAGGACGATGGCACGGCAGCAACGCTGGAAGAGTTCTATGGCCTGTACGACCAGTGGGTGCAGCCCACAGAGCTCAAGTTTCCAGAGGAGCCCAAGCAGCCAGACCATCCAATCAAGGACGGCCCACCCTGTCTGCAAGCCCTGTGCTCCCAAGGCGTGCCAGAAGGCACACGGAACAATGCTCTCTTTAACATCGGCATCTACCTCAAGAAGGTGCACCCGGTGAACTGGGACAACGCACTGTCCGAGCACAACTTCAAGTACGTGGCCCCGCCACTGCCTAACAACGAGCTGCAAATCATCATCAAGCAGCTGCACAAGAAAGACTACCGCTACAAGTGCAAGGACGCGCCGCTCAACAGCTTTTGCAACAGCGGGCTGTGCAGGACCCGCAAACACGGGATCGGGGCCCACGGGCCAGATGCGCCGCAGATGTCGTCACTGTCCAAGTACAACAGCGAACCGCCGCTGTGGTTCCTCGACATCAACGGCAAACGCATCGAGCTTGATACTGAGAGCCTCTTTGCCCAGGCTGCATTCCAAAAGGCCTGTGTTGAGAAGCTCAATCTGCTGCCGCCCACATTGCGCAAGCAAGACTGGGAGCAATTGCTCAATGCGCTGCTCAAGGAAATGGTAGAGACAGAGCAAATCACCGAAGCCAGCGAAGACACCAGCATCACCGGCCGTTTCAACGATCTGCTCGAAGAGTTTTGCACGCACCTGCAGCAAGCAATGGACCGTGACGAAATCCTCATGGGCCGCCCCTGGACGGATGAGGACGAGGCCAAGACTTACTTCCGCATGAAGGACCTGGAAGCGCACCTGGCACGCAACAACTTCAAGGGCATGACCGCCCCCAAGATGGCCCAGCGCATTCGTGACTTGGGCGGAGAACCCATAAGCCTCTTCTTGAAGAACCGAGCGGCACGCTGCTGGCGCATCCCCCGGTTCAGCCGCCAAGACGCACCTTTCGACACCCCAGAACAACGCACCCAGAGGAGTCCCTTCTGATGTTAAAAATTGACGATCACGACAACGCAATCATTGGCCCTGCGATGGTCTGGCGAAACAATGGCCTCTGCGACATTTTGGTGTACGACGCTGAAAAGATTCGCGAGAACCTGATAAAGCGCGATGGCATGACTGCCGAGCAAGCGCGCGAGTTCATCGAGTTCAACATCGAAGGCGCCTATGTGGGGGACGGCACGCCTGTGCTGGTATGGACCCAGGACGAATGGAGAGCAGAAGAGTGAATATTACAAAAGTCTTCGGACCTCCTGGCTCGGGCAAGACGACATTCCTGTTGGGTGTCGTTGAGATCGAGCTGGAAAAGCAGGTCCACCCTACCAAGATCGGCTACTTCGCCTTCACCAAGAAGGCGGCCACCGAAGCGCGCGACCGGGCCATTCAGAAGTTCCCGCACCTCAAACCCGAGACGGACTTCCCCTGGTTCAGAACGCTACACAGCCTGGCCTACCGGTGCCTTGGCATCAGCACCAAAGACATGATGTCCCCCGAGCACTACAAAGAGTTCGCCCTGGAGGCCGGCATCGAGCTGGCTGTTGAGAACGGCGAGGAAGAGTTTGCAGTGAAGGCCGACAACCCGATCCTTAACGAGATCAACATTGCACGGATCAAGGGCCTGGACCTGCGTACCCACTACAACCAGTCGCAGATGGAGATCGAGTGGTTTCACTTCGAATACGTCGAGCGTGCATACCGACACTACAAGACCAGCCGCAGCCTGCTGGACTTCACGGACCTGCTTGAGCAAGTGCTGATGGACCCCGGCCGCCTGCCCAACCTGGAGGTGCTGATCATTGACGAGGCACAGGACCTCTCACGTTTGCAATGGAGGCTGGTCGAGCAACTCGCGTTGCGAGCCCAGCGCTGCTTTTTGGCAGGCGACGACGACCAGGCTGTCTACACCTGGGCCGGAGCAGACGTCGGCAGCTTCCTGGGGTTTACGGGTGATGTCAAAGTCCTTGAGCAATCCTACCGAGTCCCCGCCAAAATCCACGCCCTAGCCAACCGCATAGTCACCCGCATCAAGCACCGCCAGCCCAAGGTCTGGAAGGCGCGCGAAGAGACGGGCAGCATCAACTACTACAACGACTTCCAGCAGGTCGACATCACGCACGGCAACTGGCTCATCCTGGCCAGCACCAATTACATGCTCACCGACATGCACGACTGGATCAAAAGCCAAGGCCTGCTGTTCGAGCGTCACGGACAGCGCAGCGTCAGCGAAGCCGTGTTGATGGCCGTCCTGGGCTGGGAGAAGCTGCGCAAGGGCGGTGATGTGCCATACCCGGTCGTCAAGCACATCTACAAGTACCTGGACAGCAGCTTCATCAAGCACGGCCACAAGATGCTGCGCACGGCCGACACAACCATCAGCTATACGCTCGACCTGCTGAAAGAAAAGCACGGACTTCTTTCCACAGAAATCTGGCACAAGGCACTGACCAAGATCAGCGAAGAGCGTCGTGACTACCTCATCTCGCTCCTGCGCCGCAACACACGGCTCACGGGCCACGTGCCCATCAAACTGTCCACCATCCACGGCGCCAAGGGCGGGGAGGCGGACAACGTACTGCTGCTCACGGACCTGTCCACCAAGTTTGCCAAGGACTACGACAAGAACTCCGACGACATCAACCGTCTGCTGTACGTGGGCATCACCCGCGCCAAGCAAACACTGCATGTTGTCCTACCCAAGAATGAGCAGAAAGGCTTCAGACTATGAAGCGAGATAACAAGACTCTGTCGATGTTTCCTAGAATCTCTGAGTGGCTCCCTCCTCAGTCATTCCCCAACCTCAGTGAAGCCAAGGAGATTGCAATTGACCTCGAAACCTGCGACCCCAACATGGAATCCCTGGGCCCAGGCTGGCCTCGTAATGACGGCTACATTGTTGGATATGCTATTGCCGTTGACGGATGGGCAGGCTATTACCCTGTTGCTCATGGCGGCGGCGGCAACCTTGATCGTCGGATTGTGGAGCGATGGGTGGCCGATGTCCTTGCGACGCCGGCTGACAAAATCATGCACAACGCCGCCTACGACCTCGGCTGGCTCAGAGCCACCGGCTTCACGGTAAACGGCACAATCTACGACACCATGCTGGCGGCGCCTGTGCTGGACGAGAACCGCTTCAGCTACGCGCTTAACAGCCTGGGCTTTGACTACCTCAAGGAGATCAAGAGCGAACAGGGATTGAAGGAATCGGCATCCGACTTCGGCGTGCACCCTAAAAAGGAATTGTGGAAGCTGCCCGCTATGCATGTGGGCGACTACGCTGAACAGGACGCAGCCCTAACCTTGAAGCTGTGGCATCACCTTAAAGCGCTCATGCGCAGTGACGAGGTGGAATCCATCTTCAAGCTGGAGACCGAGGTGCTGCCGGTGCTGGTGGACATTACCTTGAAGGGCATCAACTTCGACCGCGCCAAGTGCGAGCAGCATATGGCTGAGATGCGCAAGAAGGAAGCTGAAATCCTGAAGTATCTGAAGAGCCAGGCCGGCGTGCAGGTGGATATCTGGGCAGCGCAGTCCATCGCCGCTGCGTTCGACCGCCTGGCCATCCCCTATCCCAAGACCGCTGCCGGCGCTCCGAGCTTTACAAAGAGCTTCCTGGACACGCATGAGCACCCCATGGCTAAGATGATTTTGGAGGCCCGTGAGCTGAACAAGACCCACGGCACATTCCTGGAGCCCTACTTGCGCCACAGCGCCAAGGACGGGCGCATCCATACCCACTTCAACCAGATGCGCAACGAGGATGGCGGCACGGTCACCGGACGCCTCTCAGCCAGCAACCCCAACCTGCAGCAAGTGCCCGCCAGGCACGAAGTGATCGGCCCCATGGTGCGCGGCCTCTTCTTGCCGGAGGAGGGCGACCTTTGGGCGGCAAACGACTTCTCCTCGCAAGAACCGCGATTGCTGGTCCACTATGCCACATTGCTGGACCTGCCTGGTGCCGAGAAGATGGCCAGAGCATATAGGGAAAACCCCGATACCGACTTCCACCAGATGGTCGCCGACCTGGCCGGCATCAAGCGCAAGGCCGCCAAGACCATCGGCCTGGGCCTGATGTACGGCATGGGCAAAGCCAAGCTGGCCAACAGCCTGGAACTGCCCCTGGATGAGGCCAGCGAGCTCATCGCCACCTTCCACAGCAAGGTTCCCTTCCTCAAAGGCACCGTGGACGCTGTCATGAAGCGCATCGAGCACCCGGCTTCTGGTGGCTCCATCCGCACCCTCCTAGGCCGCAAGTGCCGCTTCCCGCTTTGGGAGCCCGTGGAATGGGGCGTGAACAAGGCGCTGCCGCGCGAGCAGGCCATCATTGAATACGGCTCACGGATCAAGCGTGCGGGCACCTACAAGGGCCTGAACCGCCTGATCCAGGGGTCAGCCGCAGACCAGACCAAGGCAGGCATGGTGGCCCTGCACAAGGCCGGCTTTAACCTGCTGCTGCAGGTGCACGACGAAATCGCCCTCTCAGTCAAGAACAAAGACGAGGCGCGCGAGGCTGCCGACATCATGGCCAACGCCGTGAGCCTGGAAGTCCCCTCCCGCGTTGACGTTGAGGTTGGCACAAGCTGGGGGAGCGCTGCATAATATCTCTGGGGTAAGCAGTTGCCTCAGAGGGACTTTGGCCAGGACGCGATCCTGGCCGCTTTTTCCGCAGAAAGGAGAATACATGACACGAAGAAAAGCAGACATACCACGAGTGGTTCCGGCGTACCCGGAGCCCTACATACGCAAGAAGCGCAAACGTGGCCGCCCCAAGAAGAACGGTCGACCGAAACTGAACGTACATCAGGAGACCCGGGCCTCACCTTCCAAGCGCACTGGATCACGCTTCAAGGCTGTATCTGCCCCTGAGGACGTGTACTTCATGCTTAGCGAGATGGCCCTGTTCTACAAGCAAAGCAAAAGCGAGGTTCTGAGAAACCTCATCAGGCCCGCATTCGAAAAAGCGTACCAAGAGTCCCTAACCCTGCAGCGCATTGCAGCCAACAAACAAAAGGCACAAGATGAAATATCAGACCGAGATGACGTTCCCCGTCGAACTCACTTTTGAAATACTAGACCCCATGGTGGTCGAGGAAGTTGAACTGCCCGCGCAACTGGACATCACCAAGGTCTTGCTGACCATCGTGGGCCCCAGCGGAAAGCCTCGCCAGGTCGATATCACCAAAACCCTGTCCGAAGAGCAGACGTTCCTGCTGGAAGACGAAATCGTGGAGCACTTCACCCGTGAAAATCCTTCGCTTTGAACGCGCCGACGAGGCAGTGGCCTGGGCCAAAAAGATCATCGGAATCGACGGCCTGACAGGCAACGTCGCGGCCATCAGCCTGGTCGACGACAACAACGAGTTCGTGGCCGTCACCGTGTTCTCCGCCTGGACCAGCACCAACATCGACATGCATATCGCAGCGCGGCCCAAGAGCCACTGGCTGTCGCGCAGCTACTTCAACGCCTCCTTTGAACTGCCGTTCAGAGTGCTTGAAGTACCACGGGTCACGGGCCTCATCCGTGCCGAAAACCTTAACGCCCAGCGCTTTGTATCGCGCCTGGGATTTATCTACGAGGGACGCATGCGCAAAGCATTCCCAGATGGCGAGGACCTTGTCCTCTACGGCCTGCTGCGCGAAGAGTACCTAAAACATCCATGGAGTAAAAATGCGGACATCGGACTTCCTACGCTATTTGGCGGACTTCCCGACACACAAGGAAATCGCGCCAAGGTTACTGGACGCGGCTCAAACCCTTGAAGACCAGCGACTCTGGCGTGAAGCCTGGCTTCGTGCAGAAAAAAGAGTTGAGGAGTTGACAAGTGAATTGGACCTGCTAAGATCAAGGCCCACCAACAGAAAGGAGAAAGAGCGTGAAGACTGAACTTACCAAGTACCCCTGGCCATTCCCTCAGTGGAATGGTGAGCGCTTTGTGATGCCAATGGAGCTGGCACCTGAGGATGTCCAGAATGCCCCCGAGCGCGATCCGCTTGAGGATGTTGAGGAGGCACCCTTCTGATGTTAGTCAAAGACGACACCACAGGCTGCATGCGCATCTGCCCACGGCCCACGCAGATTCGGTACATCGACACCGGCAAGGTGAAGATTGGATGCGCGTACATCCCCAAACCCACACCCATGACCAACGAGTCCATCCGAATCCAGGCAGCCTTGCTTGGGCAGCCGCAGCCCGCACTGCTGTCCATCGCTGGCATGGCTTACTGCACCCTAGTAGCAGTTGCCGTTGTTTTCCTGTTCGCTGTAGTACTGAAATGAGAAAGCGCAGCAAGTACCGCCCCCGCGCGATCCTTCAAAGCCCCCTGGACTTCGTGCTGTCAGGCCTAAAACCTGTGCGCGATCTGCCAGGCATCTACCTGAGCGTTCAGATCAAGAACCGCCAGGCATTGGAGCAATTACGCAAGGGTGACGCTACTAAGCAAGACATCGACATGCTCATTGGAGCCATCAACATATCCGAGGCACTTGCCACGAACGGCTTAGGCTCTGACTGGTTGAAGGAAATCAACGAGGCCCAGAACGCGCTGCTGGAGTTGGCGCGCAAGGGCGTCGAAAGGAACATGCGGTTCATCATGACAGCTAAACAATGGGAGGCCCTGAAGCTGGTGATGGACGTGCATGAGGAGCAGTTGGCTAACGCCACTGTATATGACATCGAAAAGGCGCATGACTTCGTCCAGCACGTTCTTCGTCAGGGCAAAGCACATGCAATCATTGAAACTAGAAAGGCAAAAGCATGACCACCGTTACCGACAAAATCCGAGCGCACTTCCGCAAACACCCAACTGCTGACGTCAAGAAGGCAGCCGCTAAGTTCAACCAACCCGTCTCGCGCATCTACAAGCTGCGTGCTGAAGTGCGTGACCCCAACGCGGCCGAAACCCCCAAGACCACACGTAAGCGCCGCCCGCGCAAGATTGTGCTCACGACCAGTCAGGTCATGATTGCCAAGAAGCTGGGCATCCCTCTGGACCGCTACGCCCAGGAGCTGCGCAAACTCAAAGGCAAGAAGTGGATGCCGCCTGAGCCGCTGCCCGTGCCTGAGCCTGCCACCTGGACCGCAACGCAAGAGGGTGGCAACATTGTAGCCACGCTCAACCAGCGCGCGGTGGACTACGGCAAGTTCAAGGACGGCGCTGCGCTGATGCAGGGCATCAAACGACTGCTCGCGGACCACGCACAAAAGCACGGCAAGACGTTCACCGACGACCAGTGGGAAGCCCTGGAGATGATCGTCCACAAGATGGCCCGTATCGTCAACGGCAACCCCGACAAGGTCGACCACTGGGTGGACATCGCCGGCTACGCCAAGCTGGTGGCTGACCGCCTGGAAGGGGTCGAGCGATGAGCGAACTATTTCCCTTCTTGCTTGGGGCATGGGTGGTCTGTGCCTGGTTCACGCACGTCATCACCTGCCTCCAGACCGCCTCCTGGGGCTTCTTGATCGCCGGAGCCATCTTCTTCCCCGTGGGCTGCGTACATGGGACAGGCATCTGGTTCGGGGTGTTCTGATGAAGTTCAAAAACATCAGGACTATCTTCGGGGACGGAGCCAGGTCCATGTACCTGGAAGACGTCCTGAAGAACGCCTTGAAAAGCCATCCAAAGGAGCTTCAGAAGAGCCGGGGGACTCACGTCCTCGCGGCAATGACCAGGCACCCCCAGGATGACAATGCCATCATCTCGATCAAGGTCGTTGACCCCGTACGGACTGGCCAGGACGGCAGCTCACGGCTCCAGGCCATGTTCATAGGCTCACGCTTTCCACAAGGCACGCCAACGCAAATTGATCCCGAGTACATATCCCTGCGCGTGGACATCCCCTTGCACTACGCGTATGACCGGGAGCTGTTGAAGGAGTACTCCGTTTACCACATCCGGTTCAAAGTTGATTCAAACGATCCGCGATTCACCGAGGACTCTGTCAAGCCCTTGCAGCACGGTTACGTGGGCATCACCAAACGAGACATCCTCACTCGAATGCGAGAGCATGGATACAAGGCCGAGACCAACACCGGCTCGCTGCTGCACTCTGTATGGCATCAGCTGGTGAAGCAAGGCATTGCCATGCATCCCGTCATTCAAATCAGCGGCACTGCCGACTCTCTGGGCAAGGTCTACGAGCTGGAGGAGGAGGCCGTGGCCAAGTACACGCTGGCGCCTATGGGTCTCAATGCCATCCCTGGTGGCATGGCCGGCATCCGCATGATGCATGAGCTGCGGCTGCTCACCAGCACTCGCGTGGGCGTCAAGGAGCGCGATGAGGCCATTGAGCGGCTGCAGCGCGGGGGCTTTGAGCACGGCTCACCCTGCGCGCATTACCGCAAGGGCCACTACCGAAAACTTCCCAGCGA